GAAGTACGCCCCGATGACCAAGTAAACATATCAATCAACAATGCGATAAATGGCAAGGTGCTAAGTATTCGTTCATACAAGCCAACCAATAACAAACATTCGGATTGGGTAAACGAGTTGTATGTTGTGCCTGATGGTGAATCTTTAACCGAGGCGGTAACAATTATGTTACTAGCGAAAGGACTGAAATGACTTGGCCTTTTCCCCCATTCCCAAACCCCAAGGACAAGGGCAACCGAGTCCCAAAGTTCAACCCTGATAACCATGAGGATGCACCGAGATGATTCACACTGACGAAGACGATGAGTTTGCACGCATCGAGCGTGAGGCAGAACTGCGTAAAGGACAACCATATCACTTTACCAAACGTAAAGATGATGACGATGATATTCAAGATTACGTTCGCCCTTGGGTTGGGCTGACGGAAGATGAGGCGTTTGCCTGTCAAGGGCGGGATTACTTTGAAACTTACAAAGCCATTGAAGCCAAACTCAAGGAGAGAAACGGATGAAACCAATAGCATGGTACGACCCAACTAACGGCATGGTCAGTACAGATAACGACTGCCCTTTATTTACACCACTCGGACAAATTTGGGCTTTGTACCCAAAACAAGAATGGGTTGGGCTGACGGAGGGTGAAGTAGACAAGATGATTCTTCTCATGGGTTTCCCACCTGATTGGATAACAGAAAACGCCATCGTTAAAAATATTGTTCGTAATTTGGAAGCCAAACTTAAGGAGAAGAACACATGACCGAAAGAGAAGCATTGAAGCTGGCACTAAAGGCGTTGGAAATAGGTTTGACGTTGATTGAGGACTTTGGTAGCACCGAACAGCTTAACGCTCAACATAAAGCCATCACCGCCATCTACGAAGCCTTGGCACAGCGCACATGGGTTGGGCTGACGGAGCAAGAGCAAGGTGCAATCATGGAGGATTTAAACGCTTATGGCACAAATCTTTATCAATTTGCCAGAGCCATTGAAGCCAAACTCAAGGAGAAGAACAATGGATGACGGCTATTACTGCGTTATCTGTGGGCGGTACATCGAGGCCGTTGATGGTGTGGTGGTGCATGACAACGTGCCGCACCCAGACATGGCGTTTGATGACGAGGAGAAGCCACAATGAATGAGCAACTGATGACACAAGAGGAGCTGGCATTCCGGTGGAAGATCAGCGAGGCGACACTGGAGCGCGACAGATCGCTCAAGCAGGGTGTTCGCTACCTCAAGATCGGCGGACTGATTCGTTACCGACCGCAAGATGTTCTTGAATATGAGGAGGCCTGTATGCACGAACCGAAAGCAGCCAAACTCAAGGAGAAGAACACATGACACCCAAACAAGAAGAAGCGTTGCGTGACTACCTGCAAGAGGTCATAGTGCCGTTAATCGAGGAGGTGCTTGTCAAGAAATTGGGGCAAACCATAATGTTTGCAAAAAAAGAACTGCCAAAGCGTGAGTGGCAAGGGCTGACTGAAGATGAGCGAGATGCAATCTTGAGATCAGAGGGCAGCATCTTTGATGAAACCGAAGCCAAGCTCAAGGAGAAGAACACATGACACTAATGGACAAAGGATGTTACGAGCGTGGTTGTGCACACTACGATTACCGTGACAAAGAACATACTGTAAAAGTCGCACAGCTTAGCGACATACGCAATCAAGTATTGGAAGAAGTTGCACATGAATTTGATTGCATGCGTATTGCCTTTGGCGATACAGCCGCAAGTTTTGCAACGTATGTTAGGGAGATGAAGCAGTGAATGGTTTCGTTAGACAGCAGTTGGAGATTGGAAGCAAGCAACCGCACCACAAATATAAAGTGTGCGCTAAATGTAACGAAACGAGACCGCCTGAAGGGGGCATACAAATGAGCCATACTAAATGGCATTGTGTGTCTTGTTGGACTAACCGAGCAAGGAGACCGCCAAGTGCCAAGACCTAAACCGCCTGAACCCCTCATAGGGAGACAGATACGAATGTCAGACAGACAATGGATTATCTTTAATCAGCTTGGTGGAGCAGAATGGTTGCGACAAATGATTGTCAAAAAAACCCCAATGCCCAAGCAGTACTATGACCAACTGTTAAAGGAACAAAATGAACGAACATGAAGAAAATTTACGAGATATGGCGGCTATGCTTGCCATGTGTGGGCTCATCATAAATGGAGACTACAGCCTTGCAGAAATTCCACATCTTGCCTACAAGACGGCAGATAATCTTATGGATGAGCGCAATCGGGACACCGATGACGGCATTGCCGCAATCACACCAAAGAGAAAATATGAGCGCAGACAAAAAGACTAAGTACACTTGGTCGTACTCCTCCCTTGACTTGTTCAAGCAGTGCCCACAGAAGTATTATCGGATGAGGGTGAAGAAGGATGTAGTTGACCCCCCTACCGAACATCTAAATTATGGGTTAGAGGTGCATAAGTCTGCCGAGGACTTTATCAAGCATGGAACCCCCATTCCTGAGAAACATGCCTTTATACGTGAGCCTCTTGAGCTACTCCGTAAGCGCAACGGTAAACATCTTTGTGAATACAAGTTGGGACTCACCCGGGATCTCCGTCCTTGTGGGTTTTTCGATGAAGATGTTTGGTGGCGTGGGATTGCTGACCTGATCACCCTGCAAGATGACAAGGCTTATTTAGTCGATTACAAGACTGGCAAGTCCTCCAAGTACGCAGACACCAAGCAGTTAGAACTACTATCACTTGCAATCTTTAAACACTTTCCCGAAGTCAAAAAGGTTCGGTCGGGCTTGCTTTTTGTGGTTGCCCATGACTTTGTGAAAGCTGACTTTGAAGCAGACCAACAAGGCATCTACTGGATGCGGTGGCTCGATGACACTGCACGACTAGAGAAATCTATCGAATTGGATGTATGGAACCCCCGCCCCAACTTTAGTTGCAAGAACTGGTGCGCCGTTAAGGACTGCACTCACAACGGTAAAGGAGTTTATAGATGACTAAGATTGACGTAAAGCTTAGTGACATGGGCGAAGGGTATGGCGTGTTCCACGATTTGCGGTACGCAAACGACTGCGTAGGTGGAAATCAAAACGAAATGAAATTAGAAATCCGCAACATGTCTGGCAACGCCATAGATGTGCAAATAGGATTTAACGAAAAGAACGAGCGCACAGGCAAATGGCAATATCAGTGGAAACCAATAAGTGATTTAGATGGTGTTAGGATTAAGATCACAGGCTCCATTGAGAACAGTGAGTTCTTGCAGATGTTGCAGTTGATACTTGAAACTGAGAAAATGGTTGAAATCATTAAACCTTGAGGTTCACATGCCATACAAAAACAAATCCTCCCGTGACTATCGCCAAGAATACGACGAGTATCAGGGTAAACCCGAACAGATCAAAAAGCGGGCTATGCGTAATGCCGCCCGAGCAGGGGCGGTTAAAGCGGGCACTGCCAAGAAGGGTGATGGCAAAGATGTTGCCCATGTGAAAGCATTGGACAAAGGCGGTTTGAATACAAATGGAGTACGTGTTGAATCCAAGTCAAAAAACCGTTCATTCTTGCGTGACTCTAAGGGTAATTTGGTATCCGAAACAAGCAAAAAAGAGCGTAAACGCTCTTGACATTCTGTATAGCGTATGCAGAATGGAGTGGCAGATTGCCTTTGCATAACCTTCGTGTAAGGTGTGAGTGACGAAGGTGAGGATGTTGGAATCCTCAAATTAACCGCATCAGTTGGTAGCTTCTTTTTTTTCTCCTTGATGACGATCTTTGATTTTGGGGAAGCCAAGCCAACCGAGTGACTACCGTAAGTAGTACTTCATTTTGACTGAATGTGAAAAACACACATTCGGTCTGTATCCTATTTGGAGTTAGAGTGCAAATGACAAGAGAAGAGTTTGAAGCTTTGTTAAAACTACAAGATCGGTACTTACTGATGTGCAAGGTTGTGAAAGGTACGCATGTAGACAGAGAAGAACTATATGCGTGTGATGTAGTGAATAGAAAAAACTACGTTGTAATGGACGGCAACCCAACCAAAACAGAACGTGGTGCTGTGCAGAGTTCAATCGCAAAATACTACCGACAAAATGCAAATAATTAACAACAAAGCGTTGTTGCTAAAGGTTCGGGAACCAAACCGAATTACAACAGTTATTCCCAAAAGCCAGCTATTGGGAAACAATGAGGTGCTAGTGAAGTGGGGGCTAGAAGAGGCTCAGGTGCTAAAGAACTTACGCATCAAGAACGTGCCTTCGCCCATCAATGCACACTACGAGTGGACAGGGCTGTATAAGCCGTTTGACCATCAGAAGGTAACGTCATCGTTCCTGACCATGCACAGGCGTGCGTTCTGCTTCAACGAGCAGGGTACTGGTAAAACATCCAGTGTTATTTGGGCGGCTGACTACCTGATGAACATCGGTGCGATCAAGCGTGTCTTGGTGCTGTGCCCACTGTCCATCATGTCATCGGCATGGGAGGCAGACCTATTTAAGTTTGCGATGCATCGCTCATGCGCTATTGCGCACAGCTACTCCAAGGAGAAGCGCATCGGAGCCGCCAAGGGTAATGCTGACTTTGTGATCTGCAACTTTGATGGCCTTGACATTATCAAAGACGAGGTGAAGAACTTTGATTTGGTTGTGATTGACGAGGCTAATGCTTATAAGAACGTATCGACAAAGCGTTGGAAGACCCTGAACTCTGCACTCAAGCCTGACATGTGGGTATGGATGCTGACAGGAACCCCTGCATCTCAGTCGCCTACTGATGCGTATGGTCTAGCAAAGATTATCAACCCATCGGGTGTGCCCAAGTTCTTTGGTGCGTTTCGTGACCAAGTGATGCAGAAGATCACGCAGTTTAAATGGGTGCCGAAAGCTACATCAGAAAAGGTGTTGCACGATGCGCTTCAACCAGCGATCCGTTTTACCAAGGACGAGTGTCTTGACTTGCCCGAGATGACCTACGTGACTCGTGATGTGCCTCTCACACCACAACAGATGAAGTACTACGAGACCATCCGCAAGAACATGATGACTGTGGCGGCAGGGGAAGAGATCACTACAGTAAACGCCGCCGCAAACTTGAACAAGCTTCTACAACTTTCTTGTGGTGCGGTGTACTCGGACAGTGGCGAAGTGGTTGCGTTTGATGCAAAGAGCCGTATGACTGCGTTGTTGGAGGTCATTGAAGAAGCGAGCCACAAAGTGATTGTGTTTGCTCCGTTCAGGCACGCTATTGAAATCGTATCTGAAGAACTTAGAACGAATGGTATTACTTGTGAAGTTATCAATGGTGGTGTGCCCGTCAACAAACGCACCGAAGTGTTTGCTAAGTTTCAAACAGAGAAGTATCCACAAGTGCTTGTAATACAACCCCAGGCAGCCGCACATGGCGTAACACTACATGCCGCAAATGTTGTTGTCTGGTGGGGGCCAATCACTTCTATAGAGACGTATCTACAAGCTAATGCACGTGTACATCGTGCTGGTCAACGCAACCCTTGCACTGTTGTGCATCTGCAAGGCAGTCCTGTGGAGAAGCGCATCTACAAGATGCTGTCGGAAAAAGTAGACATTCACACACGACTAATTGATCTTTATAAAAATATTGTAGAAGACACTTGACATTGTAAAGTAGTGCCCCTATATTCCATATCCCAACAACAAAAAGGAGAGTGCAATGAGTGAAGAAGCCAATACCGAAAAGCTAGCAAAAATCTACGTGAAGATTCGTGACAAGCGACGTGAACTTGAGAAGCAAGTTGCTGAACTCAAGGAGCAACAAGACACTGTTGGGAGTCAACTGTTAGAGATTTGCAAGGCCGAAGGTGCCCAAACGATACGTACGCAATTTGGTACGGTCTCACGCAGAATCACAAAGAATTACTGGACTAGTGACTGGGATTCTTTTTTCAAATTTCTCAAAGATAACGATGCCTTTTCGTTGATGCAACAACGTATCAACAGCACGAACATGGCTCAATTTCTTGAGGAAAACCCCGATCTTCATCCGCCGGGGCTAAATGCGGACGTCAATCAAACTATAGTAATCGTAAAACGCTAGGAGCAGAAAATGAGTAACGAACTTGCAATGTTGGATGGTGGTCTACCTTCATACTTGAAAGAGGTAGAACTTGACGAAACCACTAAGTCGCTGATGGGCGGTGCGGGTGGTGGTATGAAACGTATTTCCATCAAGGGCGGTGTATGGCGCATGATGGTCAACGGAAAAGAAGTTGCAAAGAACGAAGAGCGTTCAATGAACGTGGTGGTCGTTGCCGCTTCACCGAAAGTGTCACGCACTTTCTATTTGAAAACGTACAGTGAAGGTAGCGAACCTGCCGCACCCGATTGTTGGTCTGCCGATGGCGACTTCCCTGATGCTAAGTCAACTATGCCTCAAGCGAAGCGTTGCATGGACTGCGACAAAAACATGAAGGGTTCAGGTCAGGGCGATAGCCGTGCTTGCCGTTTTAGCCAGCGTCTTGCTGTGGCTTTGGCAAACGACTTGAAGGGTGATGTGTTCCAACTGACCCTGCCTGCCGCATCAATCTTCGGTGCAGGCGAACCCGGGAAGTGGCCTTTGCAGACATACGCAAAGATGATTGGCAGTAAAGGTATTCCAATTACTGCAGTTGTGACTGAGATGCGTTTCGACACAGACAGCGCAACACCTAAGCTGACATTTAAACCTGTCAGAGTCTTGGAAGCATCAGAGCATAACATTGCTATTGAGCAGGGTAAGTCTGAATCCGCTATGAAGGCAATCACCATGACTGTGGCTGAAGCTGATGGCATTAAACCCATCAAGTTAGAAGCACCTAAAGATGAGCCTAAAGCAGAAGCCAAACCCGCCAAGGTTGAAGCTGAGCCAGTGGAAGAACCCACTAAACGAGTCGCCAAGAAAGAGGAAGAAGCCCCTAAGAAGGACTTGTCCAAGATTCTTGAGGCTTGGGACGATGAGTAATGGCAGGGTATTCCACACTTACTGCTCGAGAGATCAAGGAAGCAAACCAAAGTCTACTCGGGGTCAAGTTAGGGATGCTCTGCTTAGATAGGGATATACCCGTAACTGATGTTGCTGAGTTCTTCGGTGTAAGCCGAGTGACTGTATATTCTTGGTTCCGTGGAAAAACCGTAGTGTCAGGTAAGTACGCAGACAAGATGCACAAGCTAATTGCAAAGTTAGCTTAATAGTTTGAGTAGGCTAGGGTAGCTCCCGAAAAGGATGTTCCGTCTCATCCCTGCCTTTCTCTTTTAAAAGACGATACCAAGGACGGCTATGATTTCGAGAAAAGAGTTTCTCGCACTGGTGCTCCCACCACTAGAGCAAGGCGAGCACTACTGCACATTCGGAATCAAGACAGTTAACGAAAAAGATGTTGTTAGGCAGAAGTTTGTAGAGAGCATAGATGACATAAGCACGCAAGCAGACGTGTTAGTGCAAGAAGAATTTAATGCGTTCTTTGCTATGGCTAAGTATGGCGACCCACAAGAGGGCCGTACTACGAATAATGCGCTTTATCTAAAGTCGTTTTATATTGATCTTGATTGCGGCACTGGTAAGCCCTTTGCAGATTTGGGCGAAGGGTTGATTGCATTAAAAAGCTTTTGCAAGATAACAAAGCTACCACGACCGACTATCGTAAAGTCCGGTTTAGGTGCCCACGTGTATTGGGTACTGGACAAGGCTATCCCACGTAAGCAGTGGAGGAGCCATGCTGACCGCCTTAAAGAGTTGTGCGTTGAACATAAGTTTGATGTTGACCCTGCCGTTACTGGTGAAGCCGCACGTGTTCTTAGGGTGCCTGAAACCTTTCACGTAAAAGACCCAACCAATCCTATTCCAGTGGAAGTGCTATACGTAGCACCCACAATGACGATTGACGAGATTGAGAAACTTCTTGTACCGTCTGAAGATATTTTAAAGATGCTGGACAAGGCTGACTTCAAACGTCAGCTAGACCCACTAACCCTTGCACTGATGGGTAGCAGTCAGTCTCGCTTCAAGACCATCCTGATTAAGTCCGTTGAAGGCAATGGATGCAATCAACTCTTGAACATCTACCACAACCAAGCAACGATAGATGAACCCTTGTGGCGGGCAGGGCTGAGTATTGCCCAACAGTGTGTCGATAGAGACAAAGCCATCCATGTCATCTCAAATCAACACCCTGACTATTCAGAGCGTGAGACTGATCGCAAAGCCAACGAGACGCGGGGCCCCTACACTTGCGAGACATTTAAAAAGTTGTTTGCACAAGGCTGTGAGGGCTGCAAGCTAAAAATCACATCCCCTATTCAGATTGGCAAAGAAATCATTGAAGCCACTGAAGAAGACAACATCGTCACAGACCTAGAGCCTGAGACTAAAGAAGCCAAGACGTTTGTAATTCCCAAGTACCCCTTTCCATTCTTCAGGGGCAAGATGGGTGGTATCTACCAACGTGCCAAAGACAAAGATGGCAACGATACAGAAGAGATTGTGTACCCCTATGACTTCTATGTAGTCAAGCGTATGCAAGACCCCGACTTAGGTGAGACCCTGCTACTGCGGTTGCACCTACCTAGAGACGGAGTGCGTGAGTGGATTATGACCCTGCCTAACGTGCTATCTAAGGACAAGTTTATTGCAACAGTAGCTTCATTTGGCGTGACTGCTCTTGGAAAGAAACAAGACGCACTCATGTACTACGTTACAAAATGGGTTGAGGAATTACAGATGAATTCACAAGCTGAGAAAGCACACAAACAATTTGGTTGGGTTGAAGACGAGTCAGCCATCATTATTGGCGACAGAGAAATACGTGCAACTGAGACGGTATATAGCCCGCCATCTGCGCCCACACTACCACTGGTGCCGCTATTCCAAGTCAAGGGCGACTTCCAAGTATGGAAGAACACAATCAACGCCTATGGTCGTGAAGGCATGGAGGCTAGAGCCTTTGCTTTCTTCATGGGATTTGGCACGATGTTAATGAAGTTCACGGCACTAGATGGCTTCTTGCTCAACTTGGTTAGTCGTGAGTCAGGTTCAGGCAAGACCACAATCCTGCAAGCCATCAACAGTATCTACGGCAGACCCAAGGAACTCTTACTCTCTCCCAAGGACACATACAACTCACGCATGAGCCGCCTTGGTGTGATGCAGAACTTGGCAGTGACCATGGACGAGATCACCAACATGCCGCCCGAGCAAATGTCAAACCAAGTGTATGACGTGACTTCGGGTCGTGGCAAGAATCGTTTGAAGCAACACGAGAACGCAGAGCGTAGGAACGATACCAAGTTCCAAACTGGCTTGATCACTTCATCCAACCGGTACGTGACTGACGCCCTGTTATCTATAAAGGGCTTTCCAGATGGCGAGTTAAAGAGGATTTTGGAGATCAACATCAAGCCTGACCCATTTGATGATGCGACTTGGGCACGGCAACACTTTGGTCAACTGATGAACAACTACGGGCATGCAATGGAGCCGTTCTCTCAGGCTCTTGTTGGTCAGTTGCCTATGGTCAAAGCTAAGATGGCTGATGTGCAGGTGCGTATTGAGCAAGCCGCTGGCATTAAGAACGCTGAACGCTATTGGGCTCTTATGGCTTCCCTTGCCATAACTGGTGGCTCTATTGCCAAGTACCTTGGACTGCATGACATACCGATCAAGCCAGTGTTCAACTACGCAGTGGGCTTAATTAATGAGACCCGTATCCGCAATCGTGAATACATGTTTGACGGTGACGACTTCTTAGGTGGCTTCTTGCAACGTCACTTCCATGAGATTCTTGTTATTAATGGCGACAAGGCCAAGAATGGGTTAGAGCATGGCCCGATTAAGGAGCCACGTGGCGCATTGACTGCACGCTACGAGCCCGATACCAAGATGCTGTATGTGGTGAACCGCACTTACCGAGACGACTGCGCCAAGAACTTTATTAACTACGAAGAGTCCTTGAGTGGCTACCGCAAGAGTAAAGCACTGGTTGACACCAAGAAGAAACGCATGACGGCTGGCACCCTTGCAAACATGCAAGCACCTGTGAACGCCCTGTGCTTTGACACTACTAAACTGGACTTCTTTAATGAGAATGTGTTGCTAGATGACAACGGTATTCAACCTGTCGATACTGATTGAATGGGCTAAGTTTCAGCCGGGAACGTCCTTCTTTATACCCTGCCTACAGAGGAAGCAGGTGCAAAAGTTTGTTATGAGCGAGTGCGCCAGGTTGGGTTTAGACGTTGTTTCAAAACAAGTTATAGAAAATGGCGTGTATGGGTTGCGTGTATGGCGCAGGGAGGTTATACTCGCCCCGCACTCTACTTCTGCTTGAAGTATTTAGCCCCTGCTTAGTCAGGGGCTTTTTTTCATTCTTCCTCGAAGAACTTCTCTTCAATCTC